CTTCGAGTCTGCTTTTTCATATTCGAGTAAACCATAGCTATCGAGCCTTCTTTCACAGAGATCATCTTTCCACGAAAATTAGGCCCCATGATTTTCTTTCCTCGAAGAAACACACCACCACGATCAGCAATATGCCAAACACCGTCTCCACCAGTAGCAGGATTACTCCAGATTTTTCTTGGGTCTTCTGTTCTTAATCTTCTTGTCTTTCCTCGTGTTCTCGTTGTCTTTCTTTTTGTTCCATTAGGTTCCAGATCACGTGGAATGTATTTTTTACCCCAATGATAGAGCTTCTTCGCAACACTTTCCTGGACAGCATTCGTATAGCCCTTAAGTCTAAAGGCCAGTGCATTCGTAACCGCTGTTGCTTGATAGCTCATTTGAAAGTAAACTCCGTGTGATGAAAGTTTCCTCGCCGGTCGTAAAAAATCTCCGGGCTATTTATATCATATCTTTTATCTTTAAACAATAGATAACAATCTTTCAGATCAAGTTCACTGCCTAAGATGCAAAAGCCTTTGCCGATTTCCATCTTAATAAAACCACCATTTACATTCACATATTTGTAAACTTCACCAAACTCAAACCAAACATCATAGTAATCAATTAACTCAGAAGCGATCGCCCCCTTCCAGTCTTTTGTGACTCTATAGATCGGTATGTTTTGATTAGTTTGCATCAGCAGTGAACTTGTCCTTTTCAACTGTTTCTACATCATCCAATTCTTCATCTGTTGCGGTGATACTGCCAGCTTTTACCGTCTGGCAGTACCAGTTATAAATTTTCCTATAAGCATCAAACTTATCACCGAGTGACTCGTAAACCTTTCCCATCCGATAGTTAGCTTTGTACTTTTTCATTAAAAGCTGAAAAGCATGTAAGCCAGCCATGCGAGTCTGGGCAACGGTATATTTTGCTGCAATAGCATTTCTCTCTGCTATTGACATCTCATTGTAGGCTTCTTCACCAATCTCAAGCAATAAGTCGTCAAGCGTCATAGTAACCTCTACAGCACGTCGCTAGCAAAAACACCAAGATCGGTAGCAAGAACAACCGGTGCGCAATGCACATCAGCTTCAATCCGCAGCGCATGGTTTTTCTCCGGCATCTCGATGCGAGTTGTTGACGCAACTTCCAGATTTTCTCCTTTGTAAAGAACGGTGTAGCCAGCGGAAGGAGTCATTCTGGAAGGTCTTTTCGGAGTATGCACCAGGAGAACGCTGTCGGTAGCCATGTAGTCAGTCCCAGCGCTATTGAGCGCATCAAGAATAACATAGTCATCAACTTCAAAAAGCTTCGCAATCAGTGCATTAGTAACAACTTTATCATCAGTCGTTTTCATAATGTTGGTGATTGCGGTGCAACCTTTGAGATACCGATGAACATCGGGGGTAACGATCATTCTGTTAGGTGTAAAACCCGTTACCTTGTGGATATTTTCTTTCCACAAAAGCACGTCAGTTACTGGTGTTGCTGCGGTGTTGCTCCATTTTACAAAATTACTTGTGCCAACAAGATCCGTTCCCCACACGCTAGTAGCAAAGTAGCTCGTTACGAGATGCTGCATGATAACACGGTTAATACGGTTAATAACGAATCTCACCGCATCTTCCGAAGGAGCAAAAGGATTATCATACTCCTTGCTTTCATCCTCAGTAACATCCTTATGAAAAGAGTACTTCAGCAAGGTGTAGCTTTGAGAATCGGTCGAATAATCATCGCCAGCAGATTCAGCTGCACCAGATCGAATATAATCCGCTACAGTTCCGATGTAGAACCAATCTTCCTTGTTATACTTTGCGATCTTTCCAGTAAGCTTATTACTATTGAGCTCCGGAAAAATCTTGAAAGCATCCAAGGGAGCTTCCTGAATATACATATTCGCTACATTCTGAACAAATTCAGAAGTAACGCGGTCGTACCAATTACGTTTAGCAGTCATTCGTCACCTCCTATAAAAGTTCAATTTCAGCAGTGGTGTCAGTGGTGACGGCTGCCTTAGCGTGAGCGCGTACTTCATGAGTTCCAACGGTAGCCTTTTCGAATTTACCATTGGAAGAAGCGCAAAGAGGATCATCAACAGCAACATTAACGCTAGCACCATTAACTCTTGCAGTGCAACGGCCTCTGATGACAATCGGTGAAGCCTGATCAGCAGGCATACCTTCACGAACAACTCCAGCAGCCCATTCACCAAGAGCCGCTGTTAAAACGCCATCGCTACCAACCGCGTAACCTTCTTTATCTTCTAAGGAAACGCTAGCAGGAACGACAACATCTTGAACAATATTTTTATCCATGTGCCCTCCTAATTAAATTTCTGATATGCTTTAGTGTAAGCAGATGTTCTGTCCATGCCAGCAGCAACAAGACGATCTACCTCAGCAGTCACAAGTGCAGATTTGTCGGTGTCAGTTTCGTCGCTTCCTTTTGCACCACCGAGCTTAGCGATTGTTTCTTGCATAGAGGAGAAACGCGCTCCAATAGCAACAATTTCATCCACTCCGAGCTTACCGTGCAGCGCCATGAGATCCGTTTTTACCTCGTCGAGAACGCCAGTGAGTTTTGCTTCCAGGACTTGTTTTTCCAAAGTAGCATTAGTCGTTTTGATAGCATCAAGCTGTGCCTGGATCTCCGGGGGAAGCTCAACTTTCTTGGGGATTTGCGCCTGAAGTGCTTCTGCGGAAGCTTTAAGCTCCGTGATCTCTCCCTGCAATGCCGTTACCTGAGTAGCAAGAGGAGCAGTCACTTCAGCAACGATATCCTCGTACAATGCTGTGTGCCGCTCTTTAAATTCTTTTTTATCCATGTTACCTCCATTATAATTTGTTAATGAGTCTATCATTCCAGCTTCTAAAGCTTCTTTGGCAAGAAGAACATCACCACGGCCATAAGATGCTTTGACATAGTTTTCTTCTACTCCTCGGTTTCGTGCAACTTTTTCTATAAAAATAGCTTCGAGTTTGTTTACGCGAGCTTTCCAAACTGATTGGCCTTCTTTTGTATCAGGATCAGGGACTTTGTTGGGAGCATTTGAAGAAACAAAGATGCGCTCGTCAGGATCATTGGAGTAAACTGTAGCAACAACTCCGATGCTTCCGATCATGTTGACTTCATCTGTGGCTTCGATAGAATCTGACGCTGAGGCAATCCAATAAGCCGCTGAAGCCATCATTCCATCAACACGACTTTTAATGGGTTTCTTTCCTCTAGCTTGATAAATCTTCTCAGCAAAAGCATTTGTTCCGCTGACTTCACCTCCAGGAGAATCTACTGCAAGGAGAATTTCTTTTATGCTATCGTCATTCATGGCAAGATCAAACTGTGCAGACATATTCTCAATAGACGTTCCTATGCCAAGCATCGTAAGAATGTTTGAACGCTTAAAAAGCACTCCTTTAACATCAATAATAGCTGTGTTACCACTTCGTGTGAAAGGCGTCTTGCTGCTATCGCCTACATCAAAGAAAGCTTCCATGTTATCTTCTGCACGAGCAAGAATATCTGCTAGCGCATCAGGCAGAATAGCCCATTGTAGCGTCTCTAAGTAACTTCGTGCAGATGATCTTTTTCCCATGTTTTTGTTACTCCTTTGTAGAAAACGTGTTTCCATGAAGTCATAATAAATGATATTAGGTTTTGTGCAATTTATTTTTTAACAACAGCGGGTTTCTTAGCTTCTGGCTTTTTGCCGGAAGCATCATCGTTATCATCTTCCATTTTGTCTTCGGGTTTTTCTTTCCTATCGTTTGTTGTGTAAGGGGCGTTGATTTTCTTGAGAAGGAATTGCTCAAGGCTTTCTGTAGGCTCAACAGCCCCTGGGACATTAAGCGAGCAACAAAGCCTGCAAGATCTGCTATGTTTTCACCGGCAACTTTCTTAAAAGAAAGCACAGGATAGTCCGTTTTCATATTAAAATCGCATATATCTTTTACGATTTCTCGATTGATAAGAAAAGCTAGCGCTGAAAGCCAAGCATCGCAGTTTCTTTGGAAATCTTTTACCATTTCTTCAATATTACTGTTGTTAGTTGATGCAAAGCCGCCGTTTATGGCGAATGTCTGAAGAAGTGCAACTGCCATTTCAACATTAAGGCGGGAGATGATCTCAGGAGAATTTACTGTAGTCGTTGAGTTACTTTTCAGGAGCTCCAGGAGCCAACCGAAAGGCTTAACGATGCCCTGCATTTCATCCTTACGCACCTTTGATACTACTTTTTCTGCCCAATCAAGTGTCGCAGCTACATTCTCGTCGTAGCCTGGAGATGCTTCATCAGCATTAACAAAGTCGAATCCCTCAGGGGCGGTCATCACAGGCAGGCCAGATAGACTTCTATCTATGCCTTGTGCCTCCGAAGCTTCGATGGATGCTTTATAATAATAAGGCTTATAAGCGGATCTCAGGAGACTCTTTCCATAAGGGTTTCTTGCAAGAGGAATAGGAATAAAATGAATGCACTTAGAAAGCGGGATCTGCACTGTGCCTTTTTGCATTGTCTGTTGCTCAGCAAAAGTCTGGTCTGCTTTTTCTTCACCCTTTGCATCAACAAACTGCATTATCGTTAGCTGATAAAGAGGCTTAACATCTTTTAGAACTATTTTTCCTTCTTCCGCTGCCCATACTTTCTCACAAATAGCAAAACCGAAGGTAAATGCTGAGGTTAGATCACCAAGAAGCCCGGAGATTCCATAACGTATGTTATTTAATTGTTCAGAAACAATATCAGCATTTTGACCAACGACTTCCCACTCAGCACTTTTTATGATATTTTGCAAGCGCAAAAGAAGCCCACCAATAATGGGCTCATTATCTTCCATATTCTTGAATTTGCGCAGGCCACTAGGCGGCTGAAGCTCACTAAAGATTTCTTCACTTGTCGGAGAAAATTCACTGCTCCCGTAGACTTTAATGGATGCCTTTTTTGTCATGGCTCCGCTTGTTTTACTCGGGGCTATTTCTGCCGTAGGTGCTTTTGCTTTGAAGAAATTAAACATTCTGCCTCCTTGTTGTTTTCAGCAATTTATACAATAAACTTTGAATATTCTTTTTTAAACTTTGTTTCTTTCTGAAGAATGTTTAATGTAGTATTTCTTTTCTTTGTGACATACGGTCTTAGCAAAATACCTTCAGCAATTTCAATAGAGTTAGCCATCATCAAAGCATCTGCGTGGTCTGGTGAGAACCCTATCCTCCCGACAAATTTTTTCTTTGGTTCCATGTTAATTGGTCCCTCAGAAAAGTCAAAAAATAAATTTGCCAGTTCCTTCTTTAACCTCTCCGGTGTTTTTGCCGGAAAATGTAAAGCATCAAAGTTTTTACTAAGTTCGTAATATCCCTCGGAGCGTTTATTTTTATACATAGCTGGTGAGGATGATTTTTCACTTCCCATAAAGGCTATGACAGGAAAGCGATTAGCTTTCTGTAAGTTCGAAACTACTCCTGCTCCAGTCCCGATACCATCAACGATGAACTTAACACGTTTATTTTGATAGAGCAGTTGGTGCATCCGTAAGCATTCATCCGCAAGTTCCGTAGGATTGCAGGAACCAAACTCATCCCATCGAATGATGCTTTTTCCTACGCGATGACAAATAATAGCAGGGTCGGTTCCGCCACCACCAACATCAACGGAAACAACATATTCGCCATCATAACGAGAACGGTTAGCTGCGGTTATTCTGTCGAATCTCTCTGGTGAGCAAACGACACTCTCCAACTGAGCGATAGGCCGCCCTGTGACCTTCGCAATATACATTGCGGAGTCTTTGCCATAACGATCTATGATGCGTTCTTCGAAAGATTGGTCTACAAGGGGAGACTGACGAGAATCATAGTAAAGCACTTTATATGCTTTACCTTTCCCATTAGGATCATTGATAGTATCGTAATAATACCCACCGAATGATACTGGGTTTGATATGAGGAGAATGTAAGCTCCATCTGTCATAGCACCTTCAAGAGCAGTAAAGACAGGGTCTGGTACGCCGGATGCTTCATCAACGAGAATCATGAGGTTGTCTCCACCTTTACCGTGGAAACCTGCAAGAGTATCGTTGATAGTTGCTGCGTTACCTTCTTTAGGAACAGTTCTGGCGAGAGCACACCAATCAGGATAGTGCTTTATTTGGAGTCTTTCAGAGAAAATCTCAATGAGTTCTTGATATTTGAAGCGTCGTAGCCAGAAAGATATTTCTGCCCAGAGGACATCTTTGAGTTGCTTTCTGGAAGGAGCCGTAGTGGGGATTTTTGCGAAAAGATGTGTTGTAATAAACCAGATCACAAAAAGGGCGGCCAAGGCACTTTTGCCTATACCACCCCCTGCGCTTACACATACGTTCTTATGAGAAACAAGAAACTCAGCAATTTCAACTTGTTGCCAAGTAAGGCCCTTGTGCTTTAGTCCCTCAAAAGAAATAAGATTATTAACAAATCCTGGAAAGTCATCTTTATATTTGTCACTAAGAGTTTTACATATTCTTAGAACTTCACCTTTGCTGTAGCTCACCTTCGATTTCCCTTAGGATATCATCAATATCCCCGGTATCCTTATCTCCTTTCTTCGATTTATCTGTAACGTCTACGATTTTTACAATCGTGTTTGCAGCGCGCACTTTGTCGCTAATAGTTGGTCCGCCTTCAGATGGTTCAGTGTCGTCATCAACAACATCGTAGAGACTTTTAAGCACTTTGAATATTTTGTGGCTTCCCTCGCGGCGAAGTCTATTCATTTTGATGCTCTGGAGAGTTTCATCGAACTCGATAGCAAAGTCTGGGTTATCATCAAAGAGCTGCTCAATGGAAGCAATTTCGAGGCCGAGTTCTAGCTCAACGTAGCGAAAGTCTCCATGAGTGATATAAGCCCTTGCTATCTTCTTTATCATTAAGCGATCGTTGTTTAGAGCTTCAATTAGTTTGTCCATTAAAATTATCCTCGATAGATATTTTTATTTCTTGTTTAGCCTGACGCCTTCTTCTAACTTTGCTTTGCTCTTTTAATACTTCTGTACGTTCCCAACGAGATTTTCCCTTATTACTTCCAGCCATACCACTTTTTATTTTAGCCTTAGTATTTGCCACTTAGACCTCCATAAGCATTGCTACAATATTATCTCTGGCCCTGTCGATTGCATCAGCAGCTTTTCTTAAACAAATAGCTATGCCGTCTTTTCGATAATGTTCAAAAAGTATCGTCTGCCCAAACAAAATAGGATTATTATTTATTTGAACTTGATATTTTCTTAGTCCTTGTGGATCAGGATCTATTCCGCCTCTATTTATTATTGCTATCATGCTATTTCCCCAAAGCAATGCTATTAACCTGCATCACAGTCTGATAAAGCCGTTCAATTATTTTAATGCTGCAAAGCATCGAGTATTCAGGATATGGGTTTATAAAAGCCTTACGTCCGTTTATATTGATCTCAAAATCCGTTACCATATTAAACCTTAACATTGACGATGTAAAGGGTAAAATAGACCTTATCGGAATACCCTTTTTTAATACATGAGACAGGCCAGACGACACAATAAAATCGTCCGGTATATCCGAATATGGCAAAAAATTTTCAACGGCATCCTTTATAATATGCGACACCGAAATATTGAATTTTTTAGCCACCGCCGCAGCTCGTTCCGCTGTTTCATCATCTAGCTTAACTGTTATTGACTTTCGCATTGGGAAGCCTCCGCTTGCAGGGCAAGTTCATCATAGAAGTCCTCGTCAAGCATAAAGAGCTTTTCTTCAACAAGAAAGAGTAGCTTCTTTATCATGTCTATCCGTGAGCCACTTTTCTGGAGCTTAACCATAAAGGTTCTGTTGTTTCTCGTTATCTGAAGCCCGATGTCATCAGGATTAGTTATGGAGAATATTTCCATGATGTCGGTTTTTGCGTTTATTCTCCCGAAAAACTCACTCACGGAAGTGCTGTTCGAAATTGCGTGTGCAAGCTGCCCTATGTTAATTCCGAACATCGCGGCAGCATTTGTTTTCCAATCAGTCTCATCGAGAAGCATATCTCCAGCAAGTTTTTCGTAAAGGCTTTCTTTAAAAAACTGTGTCATAGTCATTTGATGAGTGTTGCAGTAACGCTCAATTTGGAGCTTAGTCTTGTTGTCTACTCTTGCAGCAATGTGGGGCATTTTATTATCTCCTCAAATCTATTTTTGTTTTCTATAATTGCCCATCCATAATGAGCAGCACAGGTACTTCTATATATTCTATATTTAGTTTGAGTTAGTTCATCAGCGCAACTTAATTCATTATAATGTGTAGCAAGTTCAGTGCATCCAGGATAATCACAAAACATTATAGTTCTCCTATTTCATGCTTATCATCCTCGGTTAATCTTTTTAAATAGCTCGTGCCTTTTATAGTTTCTATCTTTGCTACTCCCATGAGATTAAGTTGCTTGATGATGCTAGCGATTTCTTCCCCCGTAAGGTTAGATGAAAGCATCATAGCAATCTTTCTCAATGGGAACTGGCCTCCATAGTTATCGAGAATATTAATAATCCTTGTTATGTAAAGTGAATATTTATTTGTCCCGCTAACGCTGTAAAAGATTTTTAGCTTTCTATCTGTCTTATCGAGAAGATGTAAAGCACGTTCAAAGTCGATAACCTCAATCGTTGTCCGGCAGTCTCCAAGAGCCATCAACGCAGCAACTTTAATAGTATGTAGCGTTAGCTTTCTTTCATAGTATTCAGCGTAGCGAAAGTCACTGGAAATCTCTGCTTTATGATTCTTTCGATACCATTGATCGTAGAAAGCTTCTGCTTCATCGGAAACTTTGATCTCACCGTTCTGCTGGTAAATCCAGAAAAGTATCTCTGATGCTCTTTTTCCAAAAGCTTTCTGTTCGTCAGTAATCCGTGGATTCGGCATACATCCACGTTTATCTGTTTCACTCACGATGATAAAACGACTAAGTAACCCCGTTGCACTCATATCGTTAGCAAGGTTTAATGAGAACCATTGTGGGACAACATTTCCACTAAGGTTTAGCCAAGGGTTAGGAATGTCCACGCAAGTCGAAGTTATTGTTCGATGCAGATGCCTTTTCGGTGAGTTAAAAACGCTCGTAAGGAACTTAATCATCTCTCCACCACCGAAAGCAATAAGCTCGTTTAACTCGTCCCCAATATATGTTATCGACGCATGAGTGTAATCTCCTTCAACTGTCTGGACGGCTTCCATAAGGTCTGAGACTATTTTCGCTTTTGTTATAACGCCTTCGAAAATCTTTGCTCCAACTTCCTCAAGCATCCTCTGCGAAAGTCCCATAGCGGTTGAT